AACTCGGGGTAACAGAGTTGCAATGAGATGGTTCCATCTGCTACAGCACCTTGTTTAGGGTGCCTGCTCCTCCGGCGGATAATTTCGTCGGAATAGAGAGGTTAGTAGCATGGAGGGATTGGGTTGCAATTCTGGTACCTTAACTTGATAATGTAAGGTTAGAAGCAAGATGAGATTTCTTGCCCACAGATTGTAGGCTGGTCTTCCGAATGTGATCATTGGTAAGAGAGAGATTGTTAGGAGTATCTATGCTTGAAAAAGTAAAGGTCTGGTGAGGTGCTGACACCTCTTCATCGGATCGGAACACTACGGTTTCTTTATCGAGTCAATGTGACTCATGATCCCTGGGATCGAAAAAGGATATGAATTGCGGGAGCACGGGTGGAATAAAAGCTTGCTACATGGGCCGGATTGGCACACGTCTGGATGTCGATAACTTGATAATGTATCGACTTAAGGGATAGGATGAGATTTCCTGTTCAACCGAGAGACTACCAACTTGAGTGGGACTACCTGGTTCAAAAGATCAGGAGCTGGAGCTTAGGCATTCAATAAGACCTGAGTTTAACCCAACGCGGCTGCGAGCATAAGTAGCACCATTGAACGTCCTCTGAGGAGTTACCTTCTAGAGTCTAGCGTCATGAGATTATCTGATATGAAGTAGAGTCACAATATTCAATTATTTATTTATAATTAAAAGGATTGCGAGGTTAAGCGGACTATCAGTCGTTCGTTCCATAGGGACTGTTCATGTGGAAAGGAGGCTTGTATCTAGTGTCGAGAGGCTTCAAAAAGAGCTTCAGAGCACAAACTACAGTCAAACCCTAACTATGCGAATAAAATCTATGGTTCATGAAATTAATGGCATGTTCCTCAGAAATGGGGGACGATCCGCAGTGAATTTCCTTTTAAGGAATCAATCACTGTTGGTCCACCGACTCACAAAGTCTAGAGTACGTCTAGTTTGTTTCTTTGCATTCTTTGTAGCGAGGCTAATAAGGCATCATGGGATGAAAGGAGCAGTTAATTATTTAAAAGCTTCTTCTGTTCTAATTATGCAAGGGATTGCCAAGTACCGAATCCATGACATGCAAGAACTTAAGGTTCGAGTCAAGAGACAAGGTTCTGGTCTTCCGGTATGAATTCCATCCACGGAAAGGGAGAAACTGTTAAGGAGAGATCCGGCTGCGATTAGGTGATGATTATCATTAATCTCCATCTACCGTATTTTGGAATTTCCTTCATTAGTTAAGTGAAGTACAATTACAGATCCTGGTTCTATGAAACAGGAAACACTGGACTTGTTCTATCTTTTTACTAAGAATTTCCTAGTTCCGGAAATGGTTAAACGCCGATGAATTAATACAAAGAAGTCCATCCTAGGTACTTCTTTCTTAGATTCCAAATACTTCCCTATTGAGAAGTCGTCACCTTCAACTACAAAAATTTATATTGAAGGATCGAAACAGGAGAAAAACCTAATCGAAGTGGCATCTATAAGCACATCTGTTTATAGTTTGGTCATGGCGGCTAAATCAATAAGGGACTCCGAGATCTGGGACGCATTCTCTTGGTGAGCAATGACTTTCTGTGAAAGTTCAACGTTTTCCAAGTGAAAGACTCCGAACTCAATGTTCGAGCCTACGAACGATCTCTTGAGTCGTTTCTACTATGTGCTAGGATTATATCCCAAACTTATCGAGGCAACTAGGAAAGCACCTAAGTTAGCTAAGAACTTATCTAAAGCTACAGGAAAGATAGGTAAACTGGGTTTGAAATATGAAGCAGCAGGGAAGATACGAGTATTTGCTATGGTCGATGCGTGGACGCAGTGGATGATGGGACCTGTTCATGGAATGATCTTTAGTATTCTAGAGAAAATTCCACAGGACGGGACTTTCAATCAGACTTTACCTGTAGAGAAATTAATTGAGAAATTCAAGGATCCAAAGAAGGGTCTCTCTGTATACTCAATAGATCTATCAGCAGCAACCGATCGTCTTCCTATACATCTACAAAAGGTGGTACTGCAAGAAATTGCAAATGTTACCTTAACTGGATTAAGTTCGAGGGCACTGAAGAAAGTGTCTAGACTATGGGCTGATATATTGGTTCGTCGAGATTATTACCTTACTTACCCAAGAGGGGGTGAATTCGAGACAGAAAAGCTGAGATACGCAGTAGGGCAGCCAATGGGAGCTTTAAGCTCTTGGGCCATGCTTGCTATCACACACCACGCTTTGGTGCAATGAGCGGCATATCGCGTTGCGCAAAGGGAAAACAGGACATGATCATGATTCGAGGACTATGCAGTTCTCGGAGATGATAATGGTACTGTTGGACGTGAAATAGCCTTGGAATATATGAAAATACTTCGAGAAATTGGAGTAAAATTCGGACTGGCCAAGTCTATAATCTCAAAGGGAAATTTTGTTATGGAATTTGCAAAAAAGTTGTGAGTTCCAGAGCCGGCAAATCCAATACCGCCTTCCGAGACGGTTGCTGCTCGTTTATCGACAGCTATGGCTTCAGCCTTTGCATCAAAGTTTGATCTTTCCTGATCAGCCCTAATGAGGTTTTACGATTACGGGTATAAAGCGAGATCACTCTCGTCCAAGGGATTGTGAAACCTTGGTACCCGTCAACGTGTCCTAACAGTCTATCTGAACGCGCCAGGACAGGCATGAGCTGAGAAAGCAATGCCCAACGATCCTAAAGGTCAGTTTAAACGCTGACTATTGCTGAAATCTGGGACTTCGGTCTGAGAGGAACGCGATATTGAATGGATACCAGTGTTTGTTTCATTGAGGGACAAAATCTTGGATCTTTGAGAAGAGATTCAGATAAAAGCTGTGATGGCGCAATCAGAAAGGGAAGCCGGGGGTGGAATGAAGCTCCCTGGTAGCGACTGGGTTGTACCCAGAGGAAAGTGGCTATCATTGATTGGTGAAAGTCCAATTCAAGGTGCATGGAAAGCTCGTCCGGAAGATAATTCTAGTTACATTAAACCATACGAACAGGTTGATATGGCAGTAAGACTTGAGGCAATGGCAAATTGGCCATTAGCCGCGAAACTTACTCCTAAATCATTCACTGACGGTATGGAGATGAATCCAGATGAAGTTGAAAGGATGAGGACAGTTGCTGCTTTAGACGGTCAACAATGGGTTGAGGCGAATACTTTCAAAGAAGAATTTTACGCTTCATCATCAGTCTTCGGATTGAACCCATCAAGATTGTCTTGGGATAGCAATGCGACAGCCTTCGATAATGTCTGAAACTTATATCAGATATTCAAAGAGGCGCAGGATACCATGTCAAAACCCGCTCTTATAGATCCTCTACCTCAGGTAAGATCAGAAGGAGCGAAAGATTTTACGGATTTCGTTGCAATATACGAGAA